AACCCGCCGCCGCCCGCGGTGCCGCCGCCGGAGAACGTGCCTTTGAGAAGATCGCCGATGCCCGATGAAATCAGGTCGCCGGCGATCTGGTCGAGCATGCCGCGGAAGCCCTCGCCGATGCTCTGCGTCCCCTGCAAGACATTCGCCACCATGTCGCCGGCATCGTCGGACATATTGCGAAAGGCGTTGCTGCCGGTGTCGCCGGCGTCGGCGAGCTCGTCCTTTGCCTGCTTCACGCCGCGCTGGAACGTATCCATGTTGATCAGGCCGGCGCCGACCATCTGATCGAGCTCGGCCATCTGCGCGATGAAGTTTTCCTGCGGCGTCCGCGTCTCGGAGAAGACCGCCTCGGCCTTGCTCTTGAGCTCGTCGAGCGCCTCGGACAGCTTCTTGGCGCCGCCACCTCCACCGCCGCCATCGGCTGCCGCCTCGAAGCCGGCGCCTGCGGTCCGCGCTGCCCCGCCTGCGGCGTCGAGGGCAGGCACCAGCGTTTCAAGCGGGCGGACCGCATCGCTGATCAAGACGCCAGCTTCATAGATCCCGGCGTTGAATTCGGCGGTGCCTTCCGTCGCGATGCCGGCCAGCGCCGCATCGGCCGCCTGCAGCGGCGCGATGATCTTTTCGCCGATCGATCCCGGCACCGCCTCGAATGCGGTGGCCGCGGCATGGACGACGCCTTGGAACGCAGCGACGAAGGCGGCGGGGATATTCGCGGCGACCGCCGCCATCCCGCGGCCGAAGCCTTGCGCCGCCAGCAGGATCCGTTCGAAGACCTCGGCGGCGACGAGATGCAGGCGCCCGAAGTTCTGCGCCAAGGTGATCACGACGCCGCTGATGTCAGCCAGCGCCGGAACCAGTACTCCGGCGAGCCGCTGGGCGAGGCCTTGGGCGTTGGCCTTCAGCCGCGTGAGGTTGTCGTTGAACTCCTCGGCCGCCCGCGCGGTGTCGAGCGAGATCACCTGGCCGGCGCGCTGGGCTTCGTCGCCCATGTCCCCGATCGCGGCGCCGCCGGCGTTGAGGAGCGGGATCATCGCCGCGCCGCCCTTGCCGAGCAGCGCCATGGCCTCCGCGGTCTTCTCCGCGCCGTCGGGCATCGCCGCGAAGCGGTCGGCGAGGTCCATCAGCACGTCGTTGGAACTGCGCAACGTGCCGTCGGTATTGCGGAAGGCGATGCCGACATCGGCGAAGGCGGCAACCGCCGCCTTGCCGCCGTGCGAAGCCGTGTCCATGTTCTTGGACAGCTTGCCGAGCGATACCCCGAGCGTCTCCAGGCTGACGTCGGCGAGGTTGGCGGCGTAGTCGAGCCGGGACAGCTGCTCGACCGGGAGGCCGAACTTCTGCGCCGCCTTGCCCATGTCGTCGGCGCGGTCGATGGCCTCCTTGACCGCCCAGCCGAGCGCGCCGAGCGCGGCGGTGGCCGCCCCGACGAGCGGCACCACGCTCGACCGCATCACCGCGCCGAAGCCATCGAGCGAGCCGGTGGCTTTCTTCAGCCCGGCGCTGAACGCCGCGGTATCGATGCCGAGGTTGACCCGGAGGGAGCCGATAACTGCGCTGGCTATGTCACACCTCTACTGTCTCGGCCCGAGCCATGCCCGGAGCGTCGCCTCGATTTCCGCGGGGGTCTTCTGGCGCGGAGGCTCGGCCTTGCCGCCGCTGACGAACTTGCCAAACTTCGGCAGCTTTTCGACGCGCGCCAAAGCCGCGACGTGCCACACCGCCCACGAGCGCGCCTCGTGCTCGCGCTCGGCGCGGAGCCGGGCGCCGTCGAGATGGGTGGCGATCTCGCGCGGGGTCGAGCGCCAGAAGCGGTCAGGGTCGAGGCCGCCGGCCACGTACTCGGCGAGGGTGCCGAGCCAGTCCGGCGGCGCTAGTTTTTTGCGGGAGTGTCCGCTCCGGGCGGGACGAACGAGGCGGTGAACGCCTCGCCGATCGCCTCCGCCGTATTCTGGATGCCGGCGTCCTGCATGATGCGCCCCGCCTCTTCGACGGTTATTCCGGGCGTACCCGAGCGCAGCCCGGCCCAGAGTAGAAGGCGGATGATCTTGAAAGACGGCTTGCCGTCCTGAAGCTTGCTGATCACCTCCAGGATATTATCCTTCGTCGCGTCCTCGACCTCGCACAGGGCGTTGACGTCATAGCGCAGGACGTACTCGGTCCCCGGCAGCGGCACCTCGCCGCGAAGCGCGTTTGCCAATTACGCCGCCTCGGTCCAGGTTTCGGCCCCGGCCTTCTTCACCGTGTACTGAGCCGAAAGCTTGTCGTCGATCGGCGCGCTCGGGGAATAGCCCTTGATAAAGCCGGGATAGACGACGCTGGATCCGTTGGGGAACGTGATCTTGTGGTTGTGCACCGCGCCGCTGATCCGCATGCCGCGCAGGAAGATATCCGTCGTCTCGCCGGGGATCCAGTTGACGGTGAAGCTCGCCTCGCCGGTGTTGATCAGGCCGGCGATAAACTCGCGGGTGCGCGCCGGCGACCCGTAATGAGTGACGTCGACCTCTTCGACCTCGTCGGAGGGGAGCTCGATATCCGAGACTTCGCCGATCGTCGTGTAAGTCGATCCGGCCGCGGTGGTGCTGATCGCGTAGATGATCCCATACCCGAGGATCGCTTCCGAGGTTGCCATTGCTGTCAGGTCTCCTTGTGGCTGACCATTAGATCCCGCGAGATGCGGTGAAGTGGCCCGGAGCCCGACGCCGGGTCTTCCGTTCCGTCGAAGCGCGATTCCAGAAAGACCGCTCCGAACTCGGTGGTGCCGACGGTGCCCTTGAAGCCGTTGACCGCCGGGACGAGGGTCCGGTCGACGGCGAGGGCGGCGGCGTAGCTGTCGGCGTAAATGTCGGCCTGCACCCGCGAGGTCGTCAGGGCGTCGGGTCCGCCGTAGCCGTAGCGGGTGACCTCGGAGACGAGGGTGAGCAGCACCGCCGGCAGGGACGAGCCCTGCGGCCGCTGCGCCCATGCGACGCGCGGCAGGCCGGCGGCGACGAGATGGGCCCGGAGGTCTTCCTGCATGGTCATCCCTTGGCCGCCAGCCGTGCCGCCTTGCGGGCCAGGCGCCGCGCGGCGTTGTCGATCTCCTCGCCGAGATCCTTGGCGAGGCCATCGAGCATCCCGTCGCCGTTCTCGTCCCAGGATGGCCGCATGAACGGTTGCGCTCCGTGGTTCACGTTGCCGAACTCCTGTTGAACCGCGGCCGGGCCGGGGGTGGCGCCGACGAACATCTCGACCGAGGCCCGGTCATCCTTGAACATCTTCCGGTGCAGGCCCTTCTGGCGCTTGCTGAGCACGGTTCCGACCATCACCTGAATCCGCTTGCCCGGGGTCGCGGGATCGTCCGGGGCGCTGGCGTTGGCGGCGCTGGCCACCGGCTCGGCGCGCTTGCGCAGCACCCGGCGGAGGACGTTCTTGCCGGTCGACTTGGGCAATTCCGAGAGCGCCTTCTCAAGCTCGCGCAGGCCTTCGACCGTCACCGTGCGGGCCATTCAGCCTCCCGAAAATAATTGGACGAACCCTATTGCATATGCCTACGCGTGGGCGTATATCATGTGCATCAGAAGGAGAGACGAGATGACCCGCTACTTCGCTACCTCCGCCGCCACCCGCAAGAACCGCCCGCTCACCACCGGCTTTGAGACCGAAGCCGCCGCCCGCACCCACGCTGAGTTCCTCGCGAACACTTACGGCGGCGTCGCCAAGGTTTCCACCGCCGAGGCCGTTCTCTCGCAGTACTCCGCCAAGCGCGGCTGGTTCGCATAAACCGATAGAAGGAGAGACGACGATGACCAAGGAACTCGAAGCGGAACTCAAGGCGGCCGGTTACACCGAGGCTCAGATCGCCCGCGAGGCGGCCTATCTGGCGCGCGTCGCTCGGGAGGAGGCTTACTTCGCCGCCGATCCTTCCCGCCTTTACGTCGCGGATCACGGCCAAGAATGAACCCCGGGGGCGAAAGCCCCCTCCACCCTCAGAAGGAGAGACGAGATGACCTACGAAGCCTTCCAGACCGAAGTCACCGCCGCCATCGCCGCCATCGAAGCAGCCCGCTCGGGCGCTCTGACCAAGATGCCCCGTACCGACTACAGCCTCGACGTTTGCGAGTGTGCCGCCGAGATCACCGGCGCCGACTCCACCCTCTGCAAGATGTTCAACCGCAAATTCCGCACCGACGCAGCGCAGATGATGATGGTGTTCAACCGCAAATTCCGCACCGACGCAGCGCAGATGATGATGGAGCGGTCCCCGGCATGACCGACCGCAAGACCCAGAAGCGCCGGCTGAACGACGCCGGCTTCCGCTACGTGGCGGCATGGCTCCCCGAGGACTACGCCCAGAAGGTGCGGCTTCAGGCCGCCATCTTCCGCCCCGAGGTCGCCGCGGTGATTGCCACGCCGCTCCGCCCCGGCCGCCAGCCGAAACCGAAACCATGAGGTTCCCTATGATCCGCCTTGCCGCCATCAGGCCGAGGTGGCGCGGCTGCACGACGGCGCAACCCCAGGCGAGGTTGACCTCGTAACGCACCCTCGGGGTTTGTCGTTAGCGAAACGGCCATCGGCTGGACACAAGCTGGTTTGTCTTTACCGGAAGAGACAACTCCTGGGAGTGCGCCTCGGCGGGCGCGACGGTGGAGGGGAATGGGGCAGGGGATGACGGGGGGCCGAAGCCCCCCGCCATGTCTCGCTTACGCGCCGATGAGCAGGCCGAGGTGGCGCGGCTGCACGACCCTCGCCCTGACCGCATCCACCGCCGCTGCCGGAACCTGCGAGGACAGCGAGGCGGCGATGCGCCGCGAGGGTATCCGCGCCCTTGTCGCCGCCGAGTGCATCAGCGATCCGGCCGAGGTGCCCGCTGACTGGAACGCCGTCTTTGACACGCCGGTCGGCGCCTGTCTGGCGTCCCGGGCGATATCCGGCGATCCGGCGATCATGGGCCTGATGGGCTTCATGACGATGATGAACCAGCAGCGCCGCACGGCCGGCTGTCCGCTTAAAGGCTAGCCTCGGCCCGCGCCGCCGCGCTGATCTCCTGGCCCTCGCGGCGGCCGAGCTCCTTGACCGCCGATATATCCCAGACCCGGCCGTCGTAGATGACCCGGTCGCGGACGGTGACGCCGAGGCCCCAGCGGATCTGGAAGCGAACCTCGACCGCGGCGGAAACCTCGGCGGCGCGGAATCGCTCGCTGTCGCGGACCCACTCGACCGAGGCCCATGTCTCGCGGAGGTCGGCCCATGCCGGAACCTCGCTCCCGAGGTCGTCGATGATCACCGTGGCGCGCTGCACGCGGATGCGCCGGTCGAGCTTGCCCGCCTCGATCATGTCCGCGGCTCCTTCGGATGCTTTTTCGACCGGCGGACGATCGGCTTGTCGAGCACGGCGTTTCGCGCGTCGCGGTAGGTCTCGGCTTCATAGATGACGCGCTGCGCCGCGAACTCCGGGAGCCAGACGTCGACATGCCGGAAGCCCGCCCGGACGAGCCGGATCGCCTGGGCGTCGCGATCCAGTTTCGCCTTGGTCATCTTACGGACGCGCGGCACCGGGGGGTTGCCGCGCGCCGGAGACGGCTCGGGGAGGATCGAGCCGCATCTGCCCCCGCCCGAGAGATGGCACGCCCCTCGACGACGAGAGTTGTCATGGATGGATCGCCCCGCGCTCGATCAGCACCGGGCCGGATACCGAGGTCGAAACCGCGCCGGATAGCGTGACCTCGGCCTCGTGGTAGTAGACGCCGTCCTCGAGGTCGGCGGTGTCAGCCGGGTCGAGCGTGACCGAGAATGTGCCGGCCGCCGGGTTGACCAGCTCGACGCCGGCGCCGCTGGCCTTCTCGACCAGCGGCGCGCCGGTCATGGTGCGGGCGAGGATCCACTTGATGGTGCCGCCGGTGATGTCGACCGGCGCGCCGGTCTCGCCCTTGACCGCGATCCGGACGACGCGGGTGTCGCCGGCGAACATCTGAAAGTCGCTCATGCTGCGTTCCTGATCAGGCCGGGGATCGCCGGGCCGTCCGCCTGGCTGCCGATGATGTCCGCCTCGGGATCGAACTCGCCGATGATGGCGGCGTCGATCTCGGTGTCATACTCGCCGACGAGCTCGGCCCATGGCGGCGCCGCCGCGCCGACCGCCGCTACCGTGCCCCGGCCCGTAGCCTGCCCGCTGGCGCCCTTGGTAACGCCGGAGGCAGCGAGGGCGCTGCCGACGCCGCCCGGGGTGCTGCTGGCGACGAGGACGAGCCTCGCGACCGCCCCGCCGGTGCCCGAGCCTGTCGCCGTGCCCGCGGCCTGGATGGTGGCTCCGGCCCCGGTGATGGCGACCGCCGAGCCCGAGCCCGCTGCCGTACCCTTGGCCGCCGCGTTGGCTTTGCTCTCGGCCGCTGCAGTACCCGAGCCGATTGCCGCGGCGATTGCCCGGGCGACGGCGCTGCCGGCCGCGGAGGCGGAGCCGATACCCGCCGCCGAACCGGCCGCGCTCTTGGTGGTCTTGCCGACCGCCGCCGCGCTGCCCGTCCCGACCGCGACCGCGGCGACGGTGGAGAGAGACTTGCCGACCGCCGCGGCCGCGCTCGAGCCCGATGCTGCCGCCGTGCCCGAGGCGGTGCCGCTTCCAGCGGCTGTCCCGAGAGAGGCGCCGGATCCTGTCGCCGCGCCGGTGGCCTTGGCGGTGACCGTGGCGACCGCTGCCGCCGAGCCCGTGCCGCTTGCCGCGACCGTCCGGTCTGCCGCTGCCTTGCCGACCGCCGAGACCGAGCCGATCCCGGAGGCGGTGCCGACGCCGGGAACGACGCGGGAGCCCGTCGCCGCCGCCGAACCGACGCCGGCCGCCGCGCTCGTCGCCTTGGCCGTGGTCTGCCCGGTTGCCGCCGCGGTCCCGAGGCCCGCCGCTGCACTGGTCGCCTGGGCGATGCCGGAGCCGGCCGCGACGCTCGCCGCCGAGCCCACCGCCGAGGCCGTGCCCACCGCTTGGACGATGGCCTGGCCGGTGCCGGCAGCCGCGCCGCTGGCGGATGCCGCCGCCTGCGCCTGTGCCGTCGATTGCCCGACCGCCGCTGCCGTCCCGGTTCCGGCCGCCGCGCCGCTGCCGATCCCGAAGGCCCCGGCGCCGGTAACGCCGGAGGCCGAGCCGAGGCCGGTCGCCGTGCCCGGCGCGCCGACGGTGGCCTTGCCCTGGGCCGCAGCCGCCCCGGTGCCGGCGGCAGTACCCGAAGCCTTGGCGGTGGACTGGCCGACCGCTGG